CGGAAGGCAGAGTAGTAGGCCATCTCACGATTAGTCCCAAGCACTCCACCGTACAGCGGCTTGAAGGTATGTGCCTTTGCATCCTGCCTACTCACGCCCATAATCTCAGCCGTGTAGGAGTGAACGTCAAAGCCGCTCTTTACCTCGTCATAGATTACAGGGTCTTGTGAAAGATACCCTGCTACACGAAACTCTAGCTGTGAGTAGTCACCCTCTAGGATGTAACCGCCCTCGTACCGAGATACAATGGCTTCTCTTGCAGGAAAGGTTGTACCTCTTGGCATATTCTGAAAGTTTGGTCTGCTTGACGATAGTCTTCCAGTAGCGGTGACACATTGATTAAAGTTAGGATGAATAAAGCCTCTATCATCTTGGTACTTCTCCAAGCTATCCACGAACGTATTCAAGTACGTTCTTATCATTGAGTAGCGTGTGTACTTGTCCACAAACTCTCTTGCCTTGCCCTCAAGTTCTAGCCGTATCTCCGACAGAGTTTCTTTATCTGTTCTAAAACCTGCAGCGGCAGTATCCTGCGGACCACGGGGTATAACCCTCAGTCCTGCCGGTTCATTCAGTTTAGTGTAGACTATACCTGTTCCTCCACAGGTCTTACACTTTACCAGTTTACCCAGCTTACCTGATTTAAGGTAGTACCTGTCCTTTCCAAAACCATTGCAGTCGGGGCATTGCTCTCCTCTGGTTTTGCGGCACACAGGGGCTAAATCTTTAACTGTCTCCTTGAACATTGTAGGAGACATTTTTGTTTTACGCTTTTGTTTCCTTGTGTGGCCGCGTTGCTCTGTGCCTATGTTGAATGCTTCTTTCCAAGCAGTCTTGTCAATAACCTGTCGCGAATAAAGCAGCTTACTCCTATCGTCAGGGCTATCAAGATTGATAGGAGTATCACCCATAGTATATTCAGCAATATCCATGAGATCACTGTAAAGTTTATCATATTCCTCTTGATAGTCTGCTTTAATTTTTGCAAGCTTTTCATTAGATATCTTTATCCCCGCTCTCTCCATGTCAATCAGAACGTCAAGCATCTCCATACTTAGTTTAATAACTTGCTGCAAAGACATTCTCCTGCTGGGGCCAAGTCATTTCTAAATCGTCTAGTTGTTTTTTTGCTAACTCTGCAGTAGTATTAACATCAGAAGTACAATATTCTCGCACCACATCAGGAGGCATGTCCTCGTATGATACCTTGTCTTTGATGTACTGTTCTGTAAGGTCTACACGTTTCTCTGGTAAACCTCTACGCTTCGCACACTCTGCCAGACTAATCGGTTTCTTCACGCCCCTGTTGCACAGATACTCTGCAACCATCGTGTCCCACAACAACCCGTCATACTTAAAACCACACTCACGCAGCCACTGCAGATCAAACTTGAGGTTGTGACCCACAAGACAGGTTGTTTCATCCAGTTTGTTTTGTAATTTTTCCTTTGCTTTTGGTGTTGGCTCACACTGATTATGGTAGAAGAACAGTCCTTGTGTTTCTATCACATGGGTAGAAAGTGTAAAACTCCTGTAGCCAACGAACACAATCTGCTGCCCGTGGTACGGAGATGATGTTGAACTTTCAAAGTCCATTGTAGTTTCTATGTCAAGTACAGTAATCACGAGAATATATCCCTATCGCCATCACGGCGTAGAACCAGTGACCCATGCCAACCATTGATCTTGTTCTTGGAAAACTTGATTGTTCTAAACTCCTCGTGTTCAGCTACACCAATACCTACAATGATATCAGCCTCACCAGCCTTACCTGTCTTACTACCATCAAGCATGGAATAGTCTATAGTCTCTCTTCCGTGGGCATCGTAGGACGCTTGGGATATGGCCCACACTGCTACATCGTGGCGCTTGGCTAACTCTCTGGACCTGCAGTACAACTCTTTTAGCCGCTCATCCCCGCGTGAGAACTCGCCGTCGATCCTGATCTTATCAAGCTGGTCGATGAATATTACATCAACTTCATTGCGAGAGCAATAGTCCTCTATTTCCTGTATAGATGTTCCTACACAGTCCATGAAAGATATGTAGGGTAGAATAGTTTCTTGATATTCTTCTATAAACCCTTCCTTATCTTGTAGTACCTCTAGTCGTGAACGCTCTGTAATAGACTTGGCAACACGCATTCGAGTCTTCTTCACAGGCTCTTCATTGCCCCAATACGCTACATGGTGTTTGTTCTTTACATACCAACCGGATAACCACGCAGAGAAACTGGTCTTGCCTACCTCTGGTCTGGCAAATATTACACCAAGGTTTTGTCGGTCAATACCCGGAACGTAGTCTCTAATCTGTGTAGGAAACACAAACTCAGGGTCACGCTCAAACTCCTCAAGACTGTCAGCTATACTGTCTTTGAGAACTGTGTAGGTCTTTGACCCCTTGACTTCGTTGTTCTTTAGTTCTTCTACACTGCCAAGCAGAGAATAAGTATCGCTAGATTTACCAAGAAAAATGTCAAGTGCTTGTTCTCCTATCTCTTTTGCTTTGGTTCGTTTCCAAAAGCTGTGCAGAACATTTCCTGCCAGTTCTGGATTTACTGTAACATCTTTTAATTCTTCTAGTTGCTGTGTAGCCTTCTGCTTTGTCGCTTCAGGCATAGCAGGGTAACGCTCATCATGCGCCAGTGCTACATCAGCCAGTGATAGATCACCTTCGTATGTTTTGTGCAGGTGGCTAATGGTTTCAACAATTGTAGCCACCTCCTTTGAGAAATACTCCTTCTTAATTAAACCAGATACACGATTGAAGTTGTCCTTCTGTAGACATGCTACAAGCACAGCCTTATCAATCATATCTTTAGTACCTCCTTTGCTTCATCCTCAGTAAGTTTTTTCAAGTCTCTTTCCAGTAAAGAAACAGCTACAATGTCTCCATACTGCGCGTTTAATCTGAGTGCTATGTCTATGGATTTATCAGACGCATCTTTGTCAAGTGCAACAGTGATCTTGTCATACTTTGATAGTGCGGGTATTACCTCATCTTGTAGAGATGTGCCTAATAGCGCGGCACCTGTTGCAAATACAGATACAGAAGCGGCGGATGCACAGTCCTCTACAACTACAGCATGTTTATGTTTACCGCAGATAAAGGGCTTTTTACTGTTCCCGTATCTGTACCACTTTGGTCCTGCGTGTAGACCACAGCCTATATATCTACCTGCAGCGTCTACAATCTTTGATCCGTCCTTTATCAAAAACACCGCTCTGTCTCGCTTGAAGTCATAACGAATGTCAGCTAGCCCATTTGTCCAAGCATGGCTGCAGTTATTAACTTTTATATAGTCATAAAAGTTTTGAGGGCAGTTGTTCTTACGCCAGTTCTGTTTCTCTAACTCAAGACCTACAGGAACATTATCTTTCATAACTTCGTTGTATGCAGAGAAAGAGGATGCACTTAGTTCTTCTTTAATTACACCACCCTTACTGCAGTTTGCATGGAAACAATAATACTTAACACAATCACTGAACTGTGTAACAGATAGAGTATTAGTACCATCACACATAGGACAATCTAATCTTATAGAAGTACCAAGAGGTATATCTAGATTATAGATATAATCTTTAATTATATTACTCATCAATATAATATCCTCAATTTCGGGACACGGCAACATGCCTCCTAGCACGGATAAAAATCAGTGTCAACCCCTAAAATTTCTCTTGACCCCAATTTAATTTTGGTGTAAGGTGGGCATCCCTTCAACAGCAGAGGTGAGCCATGTTCACCATATTCAATCCCAGAATATCTAATCCCGACCACATGCGGAGAGTTGTCGAAGCCACTGTGCAGGACAAATTCTTCACTGTGGGGTTTACAAAGGCGGATGGTAGCTTTCGTAAAATAAACGGTCGCCTTGGTGTAGAGAAACACAAGAAAGGTGGCAGAGACTGTAACACCAACAAACAAATGATGACTGTGTGGGACAACTATGCCGAAGGGTACAGGAATGTCAACCTGTCAACTATCAAATACATTATAGCAGATGGTGTGAAACTTGAGTTCCAATAAAAAACATACAGACGAGTTCATAACAAAAATATTTAAACTAAGCAGGGAGCGTGGGCTAACTGCTCGTCAGATAGCAGAGGTAGTGTCTCCTGAGTACAAGGACTACAACGGCGTGGACATGTCAAGAAATGCTGTGATAGGTATCTTGAACAGGTATGACGACAGGTTCACCCACATGGGTAAAAACAAACCAAAGCAAATTAAGCGCGTAAGTTTTGTAAAGGTTGCCGAGCAATTAGAGCAAGCAAGGCAGGAAATGAGGAACAAAGATCAGTACCGGGTTAGGAAGTGCTTATCCTGTAGGAAAGAAAAGCTTCTGCACAAGGTAATGTTTGTGTGTGACAACTGTAAGTCCAGTGCTGCCTATTCCTCCTCTGTAGAAGACTACGCCGTAGGATTTTAGTATGAATGTAAAAGAGAAGAAGGGCCTACAGTCAAAGCTGGGCGCTATGAAATACTACGCAGACAGAGGGTATTTTATCTACAACGAAACCAACAACACTGGTCCTGTAGATTTTGTAGCCATAAACCCCGACACAAATGATAAGAAATTTGTCGAGGTGAAAACAATGTCGTTCCGTTCTAAGAACGCTAACTGGAAGCCGGGTACAATGATTAACCGCCAGCTTTCTCCTGTACAGAAGCAGCTAGGGGTGGAACTTGTGTACTACAACATTGATACAGGACGCTTAAAATGTCGGAAGTAAAGAAGAACAAACACGCTGTTAAACGTAGCAAGCGCCCTCCCCCTGAGTACAGCACCCGCGCATATGATGGTAAGACCTTGCGTTGGGAGTGGAAGTATGAAGGTGAGTTAGGTATCTATCCTAAAGATTGGGCTAGACGTTTTCCTCATCTAGCAGAACGTGGACGTTGGGTAATAACAGAGGTAAAGTAAGTGAGACAGATAACCCTAGAAACGTCGAAGGATATCCTGCAGGAACTACATGAACTTGTCGATAGTGACGGACGTAGGAAAACTGTCGGCGTAAAAAAAGGCGATCTATCAAGGTTACTTGTAGATCACCACAGGTTAGTAGCGTATCTAGGACCAGTAGTCAAAGAGCCAGATGACTCTACATAAAACAAAAGATTGGTATATTAAGTGGGCCGCATCTATAGTTCTTATTGTCGGTATTATACTTACTTCTAATAATATTTATCCTTTAAACTTATACTTTGATATTGTCGGATTAACAGGATGGTTTATTGTCGGAATGATCTGGAACGATAGAGCATTGATTGTTATCAATGTTGTATCTCTTGCTATACTAACAAATGGCTTGGTAACTTACTATGTTAAATGAGAAATTAGTCTGTGCAGATTAAAAAAAGACTTGACCCCCTTATTTGAGTGTGCTAGGCTGCAACCGTTTACAACGGAGAACCAAAATGAGTGTGCCTGAGATTGAGGGAAGTAAAGAAGATAAGTTTGCTGCAATGTATGATGATGCGATGATAGATTTAGACTTTGCTAACATATCTCATGGAGAAAGAGAGATATTAGCTACTAAGCTTGCAAAGCTACGTTGGGAGGAACAACAATGAATGTATTCTATCTAGACAGAAATCCCAAGAAAGCAGCGTACATGCACTGCGACAAGCATGTAGTTAAAATGGTGCTGGAGTATGCACAAATACTATCTACCGCACATAGGGTAGTTGACGGCGATGAGGTTGCTGACCGCGAGGGCTTGTACAACCTAACCCACAAGAACCATCCTTCGACGGCGTGGGCACGGTCCTCGCGTGGTAACTACAACTGGTTGTCGGACCTTTGGGGCCATCTTGGCGATGAGTACACGCACCGCTATGGCAAGGTACATAAAGCCTCAACAAAAGACTGGCTGTTTCACGCACCTAAGTACATACCATATAAAAGATTTATGGCTCTACATACACCACCACCACAATGTATGCCTGATCCATATAAGTGTAATCCAGACAGTGCATCAATTGATGATACTGTATCAGCTTACAGGGCGTACTACCGTGGTGAGAAAGCATACTTTGCTAAATGGACTAATCGTTCTGAACCAGCTTGGTTTGATATGTATGGAGAAGTTGCATGAGTGAACTACAAAATCTGAAGAAAATCAAATACATCTTGGAAGAAGAAGTCCTGAGCAGATTGTTTAAGGATGGCATCGAACGGGCAAATGTGAAGGAAGCTCTACTGGTTGTTGACAAGATGATAGAAACAAAGACAAAAAAGACTAAGACTACCAAGAAATCCTCTACAAAGAAAGCAGCTAAAAAGAAGCCACCTGAAATGTTCTCTTGGGAATGGTGGATGGCTACATAATGCACGCACTTGAAGATGTACTGTACAATGAAGAACTACACCCGAACAGTGTGTTCTGGTACGCTTGGATGAGGGACTTTTACCTGTGTTAGAAATTGTCGGCCCCTAAATTTGTCGGCCTTTACATTAAATAGTTTGTGCAGGGTTTTCTGGTTCTCCCCCTGCACCCCCGGCGGGGGCGGCGCTAGTCTCCAACTCCCGCTCCCGCCGGATTTACCCTGTTTAGATTAAATGAGTGTTTGACATTTTCCCGGATATCCTGTATGGCTCCCCTGTTTCAACTTACATAGGAAAACCAGAAATGAACGTGATGCAAATGAACTTGACACGGACGATACCCGCCAACCCCCGCCAGATTGCCATCAACGCAACTGGACAAGTACCGGCATCATGTGTTCGAGAACATGATGATGTATTTGATCTAGATTTCTTTGCGCCGCTGGAGGTGGAAAAGGTTGATATCTACACCGCCGATGGCATGGAGATTACAGGTAGTAAGGCTCTGCGATATCTCCACGATGGAAGCCTAGCAGATACAAGTGCTGTATCCAGCACCTACACTCTGGAAAACCATATAGACTTGTTCGGCAAGCACGCCGACATTCTGAAAGAGAGTAACCTGCCAACTGACAATGTTTTAGTCCGTGATGAATACACCGACTTTGGCATGAAGGCTAAACGCTCTATCCAGTATTTGGACGAAGCGCACGACATGACTGGCGGTGGCGACATGGTTTACTGTCGTTCGGATCAGATCAATTCAGTTAATTCCAAATGGGCCTTCCAGCAGTTCGCCGGGGCGTATCGTTCTTACTGCGAGAACTCAATGGTGTTTGGTGGCGACAAGGCGGTGTACAACAAGGTGAAACACTCCAAGCACTTTGACGCTAACAGCCTGTTGCGGTCAGCCAATACCGTGTTCAGTACTTTCCGGGAAAACGTGGAACGGTTTAAGGTATGGAAGGCTACACCTGTTACAGATGATACTGCTGGCACGTTTCTTAA